GTGTGAGATTTTACCAAGTATTTACGGTATTGTTTCTCCCACTTGCTTTCTTTACTCTTTTTAAGACATCTCTAAATCCGCTATCAGGTTTTCTCATACCCAAACGAGTAGGATCTGCAATTGCAGTCGCGGTCATCACTTGTTGCAAGTGGGGGTTATTTAGAAGAAAAGAATCAAGTTCTGCCATTGGCATAGAGATAATTGTCTCTTCTTCTAATTCCTTATTGTAAAAGGTGTAATTAGGCATTGATGCCCTTTGATTTCCAATATTCTTTTACATCTTGCGAACTAGTAGGATCATAACCCATGGCACGCATTTCTTGCTCTACAATTGTTTCCAATGAAGCATTAGTATGCTTGGGACTAAAATATTCATCTAAAGTATTGCCTATAGCATTAGCATACCATAGCATTTTCTTTTCGTTTGTATCAGTCATTTTCCTGTGCCTTTAATTTCATTTTGTTTGAAGCTCTTTCGATTGCTTCGGGTTCGTATTGTTTTAGTGTTTCTATGCAATCAGCTATTCCGTTACGATATCCAGTGTAATTATAAAATAATGCTATAACAGCAACTAAAGAAGTATAGCAAATAGAAAACCAAATTATATCGTTTGTAATAACGATCATTATTCTTCCTCATAATCGAGGAGAGCATCTATATTTTTTGCTCTCAAGACATTTTGATAATTTTTATATTTCTTTTGATTTTTTTCTCTTTTTACTTCTTTAAAGGAAATTTGTTCTTCATCATATTGATAATTCTTAAAATCTTTATTTTTACTATTAAAATTAAGATTTTGAGATTTAATACCTTTAGTCATGCGGGAAATAACTCCGGAAACGCTGCAACAACGACTTCTTTTGTCAAACCATCATAGGGGCTTGTCTTGTCTTTCATTGCAAGAAGCAAATCAGCATCCTCAGGTGTTACTGTTTCTAGCAAACCAATGAACATGCTTTCTCTCTTAAGGGGAGTTAAATTTTCTGTGCCGGGAGCACCTTCCATGAAAAGATAAAGACGGCGCACTTCAGAATAGAGCATATTGTGCTCATTGAATTGAGAATACCTGAAAGGAGGCTTTCCTTCAGGAAGCGCAAACTTTACATCTGGGTGAAACATCAACTGTAGAACCTTCTTTGTAGCTTCATCACAGTTTTCTTGAAGTGCATAAATTTTTTCTTTTTTCTTCTCAAACTCAGAACAACGCTTAAGAAGTTCACTCATTGCCATTTTAGCCATTAGAAATCACCTATATTTTCCATCATGTGTTTTAGTTTATATTCGATGAAGTAGTTAAACAATTTAGATCTATCTTTTCCTGCTTCTTCATTATATTTATCAATAATTGCTTCTTGAATATCAATAGGTATGAAGGATAGATCAATGATCTGTTGGTTTCTCAAGAAATTTCTTGTGCATAACGTTTCTTTAGAAATCCAATCAGCGTCAATTTTCTTTTGAGTGAGCGGTTTCTGGCGTATGCCATCAACAACAAAGACGTCATCATCAGAAAGAACATTGGGAATACCATCACCGGCATCGCCCCTCATGATATGCTCAAAGAGATAATGTTCAGGATTGTCATGAGTGATCCACTTCTTACGTACAGGATCATATTGTTTCACATTGTCATACTTATGCAATTGAATGAAATCTTTATCACCTGATAAAATCAGGAATCCTTCTGGTGCGATAATATCTAGAACCAAAGTTGCAATGATATCATCTGCTTCTGCAGATTCAATTTGAATAACCCTATAGGGAAAATAATCTTTCAGTTCAGAACGAATCTTATTGAAAGATTCGAAGATCAATGTCCAGTCAAGCTCTGACTTGTCACGAGCTTTCTTCCTGTTTGCCTTGTAGTAAGGATAGATTTGCTTGCGCCAATAGTTCCTATCATCACAAGCAATTACAATTTCACCATATTCTTCAGAGAACTTCAACTTGTAGTTCCTGATAGAATTGATGACCATATGCCTAAATAGGCCTTCGTCTAGAGGTATGTTTGTGTGGTTGCCAAGTTGTGCCATCAGATTAGATATCATCACTTGGTTAAAGTCTACGATAATCATGTTATACAGTTCCACAGTTAATCTATATATTCAATATATAGAATTCTTCATAATCAATCAACCGTTATTTTTTCTTTTTTCTTCATGCTATCTAGTTCTTGCTGTGCTTCAGTAGTAATTGATATCGTATTTTCTGATAGTTCCTGAAAAGAGTGAGGCAAGTTCTTATATCTGTAGACAACTGCTTTAATTGCTTCTTCTAGAAAAACTACGTCCTTGATTTTTGCTTCATCAGTTTTTGGATACATGTTGTAGGAGTATAGAACTTGCATAACAACATCAAAAGCATCTTCTGCTACAGCATCACAGTATTCTGTTCTAATTTCTTCTAATCTTTCCTGCGCTTCTTCTTGTGTCGAAGGAAAAGTTTCTTCTGTCATGTTGGGAAATTGTACAACGTTTTCAGTCATATTTTTCTTTCTATGATTTTTAACGATACAATTATTTATGAAAATAGCAATCAAGGCTAAGAAGCCTTGATTGCCTTCAACAGTACCGTAGACTCATTGAGTCGTGCAGTGATAGGGAGATCCATCTCTGCTGCTAGCTTACGAAGAATGATCTTGCCACCAGACACGACTTTCTTGAGTTGCTCATCCGTCTTTCGACCGATCCGCATGGACTTAGAAGCCTTCTCATCAAAGTTGGTGATTGCCTGACGGTTCACGCCGAGCCCACCTCGATCCTTAGCGACAAATACCGAAAGAATCTTGTACTTTGAGTTGAAGGTCCACAGCTCCTGAGCGCCAAGGATTGACGAAGCAGAGACAGAAGCAATCTTGTGCTCGTTGGACTCCTTCTGGAACTTGAAGTGCTGCAGGATCTTAGCAGTGCTAGGAGCCTTCGTCACTCGAGGTTTGCGGAGCTTCTTGGTGACTCCAGCGTACTTCTCTGCGTCCTCAATCATCTTCTTGACGCGGCTGTGCTTCACTTTGAGCTGAGCCTTGGTGAACCGAGCATACCCCTCTAGAACCTCCTTATCCCCGCCTAGCGCCGCTTCGTACTCGGTCTCTAAGGGCTTGTAGTAGGCAATGATCTTGGTGACATGAGCAGCAGGGATAGAGTTCTTCTGCAACCACTCATAGAGATTGATGATTGTAACATCAGAATCAATCATCTCCTCAATATCGCCAATGATGGCTGAGACACGATCTTTGACTCGATCTTGTATAGAAGTACCTTCTGCCTTGTCTGAGACCGGTTCTTTGACACCCTTAGCGATAGCAAACTTGATATCAGCAAGAATCTTATTGTTCTGCTCAAGTGTTAACTGAGTGCCGTGAGAAGCAATGCGAGCCCTCCAAGCAGAACCAAAAGGAATCCAGTTGTCAGGGATAGAATCAATCTTCTTGAAAAGTACTCCAGTCATTTTCTGTGCAATCAACCAGTCCTTGAGATACTGGCGTGCGTCCTCTTTGTCACACATGTAGTGGTACCAGTTCAGGCGCTTTCCAAAGTCAGAATCGCTAGAGACAGGACCTTCTGGCTCATCTCCCATATATTTCCTGTTGATTAGGTAGGTCTCTGAGAGAGACTTCCTACGGGTCTTGGTGCTTTTGACTGCTAGAAGCGATTTAGCCACGAGATTCTCCTCTTTCCATTATTCAATATGGCATTTTTCTAGAATATTGTCAACCAAAGATTTCTGCATTTTTCTCCTAGAATCTTTCTAGAACCGGTTGACATTTTTCTGAAAATGTCCTATATTCAATTATAGGATGAGATGAAGGAGATAGCAGATGGAATTCAACGGTACAGTCTACGTCATGGTCCGCCAGTTCAACGGCGACTACTACATGGTCCCTTCGAAGCATGCTTCGAAGTTCAACAAGCGGACCAAGTTGGTCGAGATCGCCACTACGTCAGCCGATGTTAACGCACGGGCTGAGGCTGTCTACCAGATCATCAAGGTCAACCGGTCGATTCCCAAGTCGGTCGTCGCTTTCCCGGTTGAGCAATTCAACCGCATGGTGTGCAAGCACCAGATCCCCGCTCTCAAGATGGCTGCTGCCTAAGGAGATTACAATGACAACGCTTTACAATGATAGCAACATCAGCGACCCCAATGTTGGCGGTGTGCAGATAGGTGACCGTGTCCGTTGGACTAGCTCTGCTGGTGTCCTGCGTGGCGAGATTGTTAATATGTGCTTGGCGCTTAATAGCGCAGGTACTCTAGTTCCTTGGATTGATATCAAGTATACCAATTTTCGTGGACTTGTTAAGACCATCCGACTCTGCGGTAGCGACGAGCATCTTAAGATGCTTCGCTTCCGTGTCAACTTCCGTGATAGGGTGGCTGCATGATGGACGATAAGTTGATAGCAGAGCTTGCTTGTAAAGCAAATATGACTGTTTTTCCGAGTGGATTGGAAAAGTTCGTTGAGTTGATCGTAAAGGAAAGCGCTAAAGTTGCTGATGACAACTTCAACAAAGGCTTCTGTCCTGTCGGCGATTATATTAAACAACATTTTGGAGTTGAGTGATGAACGAGCGAATCAAAGAACTTTCTAAAGAAGCAGAAACTTATGCGAGAAGTATCTGTAATCCAGCTGGTAACTATCTAAACAAAGAAACAGGTGAGGTAAAAATATTCTGGCAGATTTCGAGAGCAAAGTTCGCTGAGTTGATTATTCAAGAGTGTATCAGACTTGGCGAAGAATCGCAATATAAGTGCAGGACATTTCCAGTGTCAACAACAATCAGAGACCATTTTGGAATCAAGTGATGCCTGGATATCAATCAAAGAAGCTGATGGCTGCAAGCCATGAAGGAGATAGACCTATGCCTAGATATTCGTTAGTGAGAGAGAGTGATGGTGCTGGTGACTCCGGCCCTATGTGTCAGATACTTGATGCCGAGAGTGGTATGCCTGTTCATAATGCCGACTATCCTATGGTTGGTTATGGTGTGCGTGTCGGTTCACCATATGGTCGCACATACTCCGCACATGATTACTGGCAGACCACACCTATCATTGGAATTCTTGAAGAGTCAATCAATGATGATGGATATTGGACTGTCAGGTTCAAGACAAAGAACTCTATATACACATGGAAAGAATTCTGATGAGATATTTCTCTTACATGATAACTGGCGGCGAACGAGGCGAAACCTATGAAGTCGAAACAGTATCAGAGGAACAAATCTTAGATTGGGATTGGCGCGACTGGGTGCGCGAGGAACGTAAAAAAGCAAACCCAAAAGAACTAACAAAAGAAAACTGTATCAATGATTGGGTCATTTTGAATAGTGCATGGGAAAATAAGTAATGTATAAGATTTACACAAAAGACAATTGCTCATGGTGCATCA